GTGTTGGTTTGTGGTTTTCATCAAATATAGGGTCTGTACCAAACTTTCTAACATAGATTTTTCTAGTCTTTTCCATTTGTTCTCTATACCCATCGTTTTCAATGCCAACTCCTTTTGTCCACTTATGTCCTCTTTGTGTAAAATGGTAAACTAACGCATCTCTACTCTGAATAAAGTTAAATCCAGCTAATGCCATTCTAGTAAATAAATCACTATCTTCATAACCATATGGAGCATATTTTGTATCATGCCCACCAAGCTTATCAAAGTATTCATCTTTTAGTAAGAACCAAGGTGCAAATATTCCCTCACTTACCCCACCTTCTACCTTATCACAAAATTCGGTAAATAGAGTTTCATTAAATTCATTCGGATATAATCCTGCATCAAATATATGCTTCTCTCCTCCGGGCGGATGCAATGGTGGTTCTACGCAAGTACCACATACTACATTACCATCATTGATATGTTTTAGAATATTATCAAAGAAGTTCTTATGAACAATCATATCGGCATGCAATATACCAATAATCTTACCACTTGCTTCTTTAAATCCTCTATCATATAGGATAGTGTGTCCGATTCTATTTTGTAATAGATGTACTATTGTATTTTTATCAGTCAAAGATGTCATCCATTCTTTAGTACCATCTTCGCCACCATCATCAAATAGAATAACTTCTATTTCATTTGAAATACTTCTTACTGAATTATAAATTAATTTAAGATATTCCAAATTATTATAAGATGGAATTACTACTGATATATCTTTTAATGTATACATTTTATTCTCCATTTACTCCGTGAATTATATGTCTATCCCAACCGATATGGGTTACATAGGATTCGAAAAATCTCATTGCTATTCTACCTCTTCTACGATACTCCATTGAAATATCACATTCCAATGTAACCCCACCACTTAATTCCGATGGAGTTATTCTTTCACACCCATCATATCCGTTTGGTAATTCTTTCCAATCACTCAATCGTTTTAAGCCTGGGTTTAAGCTGAATCCATTCCAAATACCGGCATACTTAACTAATACCATCTTCAACCCATCTAATTCATACACACCTTCTTCCCAAGGATGCGGTAAAGTTGAATCATCTACCCCTCTTAACCAAACTTGTAAGATATTTTCATCTGCTTCCAATACTTTCATAGAATCTTCAATGAATGATGGTTTTAAAAATTCCCAATCTTCCTCCATATGAAAGATGTATTCGGTATCTACCATTGAGTATGCTGCATCAATTGATTTGATTTGAAACAACTTTGGGTCATTGTATATTACTTCAATCGGAAACTCATATTTTGTTTTTACAAAATCATTACAACCAAAATTCATCCCATCATCTATAATGATAAATCGTTTTAATGGATATGTGTTAAATTTGAAAAAACTATCCAATGTCTTTTCTAATAAGTCAGCTCTATTACAAGCCGTTAGTACTACCGTAACTTCTTTCATAAAAATTTTTTAATTCGTTTCTAAAATTATCCGTTGCTATCTTTGTAAATTCCTCTTTTCTATTTTTTGATTTTATAAAACTCTTTATAGTTTCATTAGGTCTTTGTGTATAACTTTCAGCTATCACTAAATTTTCAATTATAAACTGAGATATGTAATCGTTTTGTGATTTCATAATGTTCATACATTCGGTAACATATGTATCTTCTAATCCATAATGTCCAAATGATTCAGGTATGCCAGTTTTTCTTAATAACTCTCCACTCAAACAAGTGAACCAACCACCTGCAAACTTAATAGATTGTATTTCTTTAACACCGGCTTCACCATATTCAGGCAAAGTATCTTCATATACATCTGCTCCTTCGTGATAATTTAGAGGTTCATTCCAAAATCTTTCGTTTACAATTACATCCCATGTACTATCCCATTGTTTTACAAATTGCGGAGTTACTAGAAAGTTATCTATACCACCTTCTTTTAACATTTTAAACGCAGATGATACATAAAATAATGTAGTATCTTTAAATGTAAAATCACAATCTAACCAAATGAAAAAATCTGCATCAGGATTATTGTTTAAACTATATCTTCTTTGAGATACACATCCCAATATTTCAGATTCAGTTTCTATTCGTAATTCATACTCACACCAACCTAAATACTTTTTACACAATTCTGCACTTCTTTGCCACACATAATCTTTTGGTAAAGATGATTCTTCCCAATTGGTTAATTCATCTGATAGACACATAGTAATTTCTACTTTGTAATCGATATCTTTATCTCTAAATATTGAATTTCTTTTCAACATATTTAAAGTTAATGCCAAGTCCTCTAACTCTTGTGGCATTGCAAATATTGTTATAACTCCTTTCATTATCTTATAATTTGTCCGTCAGCATGTTGCATTTCGGTATTATGAATTTCTACATCTACATTAGCTTGAGTTAAATGCCATCTTAGCAAATACTCATTTCTTAAACCACTATCTTGTTCTGGCCATCCGCCCTTTAAGAATTGAACATAATCCCTATCATAGTTTAAATACCAATCTATTTTAGAATAAAGAGATGAATAAATACCCATATTCGTTTTGTTTCCAATGGCAAATACATCATAGTATCCTCTATGTTTAACTCTCTCATCGGTATCCCAATTCCACACATGGAGTTTATTCATATCCAAACTTTCTAAATCTAAAGTTGAAGGTTCGTACCTCAAATCAAATCTGCTTCTAATATAAACATCATACTCCTTTTCAATTAAATCATATGCCTTTGAAGCCGAATACCACATTGATTTGGAATTTTGAAGTGGTTGTCTCCAAATAGGGTCAACTATATCCTTATCATCAAATATAATTGGTTCTTCAAACGAAGATTTAGTTGTACCAAACATACCAATGATATCATTTATATAACCTTCACTATATTTGTATATTTGCTTAGGTCTATCTTTAAAAAATTGAGTTGCTTCAAAGTTTCCACCTCTCCATGTATGTAGGTAGATATCGCAATCGTACTTATCTAAATAAGATTTTTTTAATTCATCGTATCCTAAATAATAATTTCTAGGTTGACCTGATAATAATATTGCTACTTTCATTTATAATCGTTTATGTAATCGGAACAAATTCCAACACAAGCATCCAAGTCATCATTATGTATTTCAGGCATAACCGCAATACTACCTTTGATTGGTTGTTTGCCTGGATATGCCCAAATAATATTCATCGATGTAAGTGCTACCGTATCTTCTTCGTGCCAAAAGTAATTAAATCCACCAATTGCGTTAAACCACTCCATTGCTTCTACATTCTTACAATGTACCCACAAATGCTCATACCTCTCATTTAACCAATGTTGCGTTACACCATATTGTGGTTCATCGTGTCCTAAAAATAAAACACCTTCAATCATCCATATATCTATTTCAACATTATAGCCAGCATGAATTGCTTCATCGATGTACTCTGGATGATTTTCGTTTTGTGGTATTTTACCATTTAAATTTCCTCTATGTGATATTAGTATCATATTAGTATTCTTCTCCTTCTATAATTTTTCTTTCATCACCTCTTTCGTATTTATGATTTTCGGATTTAATCGAATGATACATATGTACTCCAAATGCTCCTATTTCAGTAGAACGATTGATTCCAGCTTGGTTAAATCCCACATTAAATAAATCATGAGCGCCTCCCCAAGTTGAATTTGGATTCAATACCATTCCAACTATCTGATTACATATACTCAATACATCATTTGTAAATACATGCAAATTATAATCATTCTGAATATTATGCGATACGAATCTAATCAATGGGTCGGTATCGGGCTTTCCATTGGATGAATATTCTTTGTACGGGTCGGTTAATGTTCCTGGCGTATGTGGATGGTTAGTACCACCTCTATAATATGTATCCTTTGGAGTTATTTCAAAAGTATCATTATAACATAGATAATCTATTTCGGTTTGTGAAACTTTTGATTTTGCGTTATAAATTGGTAAACTCCAAATTGAATTAACATTTGTATGTTTATTAAATACTTTATTAAAATTACGAGATACACAATAATCCGATTTTAATAAAAGAGTTTTACCAGGACTATTTAACCCATTTTCTATTAACATCGAAAACTGATTAATTAAATCTTGTGTTAATGTTTTTTGGCAATCTAATTCCTCATATGGAAATACTGCCAAATTCTGAATGTATCCATCTACATCCAACTCTTTTATTTTGTCTTGTAACCAATCATTATCAATCGTATGAGAATGTGTATTATAGATAATAAACCAATCCCAAACTATCGGAGTAGTTTGATTACTTAATAAAGACCTTAAACTATATTCAGCATGTTCTTTTGTAAGAGTTGCATGAGTTGTAAATATACAATTATTCATAACTATTTTATAGCATTTACATAAATCCAATTTGGATGTCCTCCATCATTAAATGAATCATGTATTTCAAATTTTATATTTTTGAATCCTATATTTTCTAAATCAGATACTAACTCTGACTCATCTGATATTCTAACATCATTTTTTCCATTACTATCCGATGCCCCATATCCATTTTCATAGTAAGATTTTGGATTCGTATGACCTGTAAAATTTATATCACCATATCCCATTTGAAATGAAAATATTCCACCAGGCTTTAATACTCTATAAATTTCTTCTTTAAGTTTATATCTCAATTCATGTACACATATGTGTTGAAATACAATTGTTGACATAACAAAATCATATTCAGAATCTTTTAAATCCGATAAATCACTTCCACTATTCTTATAGAATTTAGAAGGTTGAGATTTGTAAGTATCAATGCAATAGTTGATGTTATCATCGCTAACATCTATACCATCCACTCTTTCAAAGTTTGCCAATGATAACATATTTGTTACATTTCTTCCCTTACCACATCCAAAATCCAATGCGGTTTTTTCTTTCCACATTTCAGGATTAGATTTTATATCTTTGAGTAATAAATCCCAATATAATGGATTATCATTGTGTTCTAAATGATTGTTAGTACCATATTTGTAAACATTGTTAAGCATGTTAACATAGTTAGATAATTGATTGCTTTCTGCGTAATGTATTGGCATATTTTTATTTTTTAAAATTTTCTAAGTAATATTTTAAATCTTCAGGTGTTCCTAATCCCCACATTTTTTCAATGTTAAATGTTTTAATTTTCTTACCATCCGCAATTGCTTCGTTGAAAGTTGGACAAGTATAAAACTCATTGTTGGTTCTAATATTCTTACTAATCATTTGCTCTGCATACTTTACATAATCCGAACCTTTTGCCCAATAGTAAACACCAACAGTTGCGATGTCCGAAATTGGATTTTTCTCTGCTACTTCGGTTACATATCCATACTCATCTACTTTGGCGAATGACCATTTAGGATGTGTTGCTGTAAATGTTAAGATACCTCCATCTACTTTTTGCTCAATCATCTTATACATAAACTCATTACTATCCCACTCTACAAATTGGTCAGAGTTTGCCATAACCAATGGTGCATCGTTATCAATATGTTCTTTAGCTAATAGAGTAGTACACGCTGCTCCTTCAGTCAAACCATCTACTTCTACAATTTTACAATTAGGAGTTATTAGGTTTAATAAAGTATCTAAGTTATATTTCTCTCTATGTTCTTTTTGTACTACATAAATGTATGTAGCTTCTATGTTTAGGTTATCAACAACCACCTGAATCATTGGTTTGTTTTCAACATCAATTAGTGGTTTTGGGAATGTATATCCAGCTGCTTGGAATCTACTTCCTGCTCCTGCCATTGGTATCAATACATTCAACTTACCACCTTGCCATTTTGGAATACTCATATTTTTATTTGTTTCCTCTAATTTACGAATAATTTTTGACAATACCAAATCTTTTGGAGAATCTACTCTTAAAACATTTGCTCTACTTCTACTTGCTGCTAATAAGCCATGTGGAGAATCTTCTACTATAAGAGTTTCTTCCGGCAACACTCCCATCATACTCATTGTTTTCCAATACATTTCAGGATGTGGTTTGGAGTTCTTTACATCCTCATTAGAGATAATTAAGTCCATATACTCAATTATACCTATCTTTGCTAACATAACCAACACAGACCTTCTAATTGAGTTTGAAGCACATGCTAACTTATAACCTCTATTACGAAGTTCTTTAAACAATTCAATCTTCTCTAAATCTGGTTGTAATTCGGATATAGCTTCAATAGTTAATTGCTGCTTTCTATTCCAAACTGTTTGATATGTGTTTGGATGCAATCCTTTGTTTTGAGTAAGTAATTCTAACTTTTGATTAGTTTTCAATCCATCATAGATTGATAAATGCTCAGCTTCTGAAATAACATATTTGTTACTTTGTCCGATTTCCCACAGAGCTGTATTTAAAGTATCAAAATGTATTTGTTTAGCTTCTACTAATACCCCATCTAAATCAAATATTATCAATTTCGCCATAGTAACTATTTTGTTTTTCTTGTCTATCTATATTTTTGATATGCCTAATACAATATACTTCATCTATTGGTAAATTAGTATATGTTTCAATTCCTTTGATTTGTTCATGTACTTTACTTTCCCAATATAATTTTTTATCATTTTTGTAAATACGAGTTTGGAAATCAGGAAAATTAATATATCCTTTTTCATCTTGCTTCCAGCCCCATTTCTGAATATGTTCCTCAGTTATTCCATTCACAATATTGATACGAGGTACTAATATTAAATCAGTATCATTAGTATCTAATATCTCTTCTAAATTATGAATGAAGTTTACATCTAAGTGTTCATCCGCATCCAATTGGAATATCCACTCACCTTTACAATATGAGTTAAGAAAGTTTTTCCAAGCAGCAAAGTCGTGATTAAATTCAGATTCAATTAAAGTAATCTTATCTGCGCTTGCTTGTACTTCTAAATATTCGATTAATTCCGGCGATGCTTTTGGTGTATCTAACAATACAACGATTTCCGAACTCTCTCCTTTGTAATTCCAAAGTTGAGTAAGTAAAGTTATCGTTTCTTCAAATTCATTACAAACTGTAATTGCATAACTTAATTTCATATAACCTATTTATTTTTAATTTGGGATTTTTCATCTATCCCTATAACATTTTTACTTCTAGGAGTAAGTGAGTTTACATCCATGTCCAACTCAATTACCTTACCAAATCCACTTAATTTATATGTTCTATATGCATCATTTGTAATAATTGGAACTTTCATAACGACTTTTTCATAGAATGCTTTGGCACCACCTCGCATTTCTAATCTTTCGGTATCTTCGTTTACAAATTTACCAAAAAATTTCTTAATCAATTCAGGATTTACATTCGATACTTTGACAGCATGAACTATATCTTTACCCTTTGATACAAATAATGTATAAATTATAGGAGCAGTTGTTTCGGTATATCTACCCTTTGTACCATCTACATATTCATACTCTTTTATAAGATAGAATCTTGCTCTGGACATTTGTCCAGGAGCAACTCTATTCTTATCATCTATAAATCTTCTGTATAATGGATTGTAGCTTTGCATTATTTTTGTACCATTTTTAGCTTAGGTAACTTCATTGGTTGAAGTTTTGGTTTCTTATTATAAATACCATATTGAGTCAAAATAGTATCAAACAATTGGGTCATTTTTGATAAACTAAAGTTTTGTTTGTTTTGTTTACCCAATTGAAAAGCTTCTATTTTGTACTTATCATAATTCTTATAAACATCTTTAATTTTAGGCAATGCTTTTGATACATTCACATTAAACCATTTAGATTCTTTCAATAAGAAATCATCTGCAGCTGATTCATGTACTTCCTTTAGTTCACCTTCTAATAATACTGCTCCTTCTTTTAAGAAATCGATATGCCCACTCCAATTAGATACAATCACCGGCTTACCCGTCAAGCTGAATTCTAATAGTGGTCTACCAAATCCTTCACCTTTTGTAAAGTTTATCATTACTTTTACTTTTGGATGTTCATATAACCCATTCATTTCCGATTGAGTCAAATCTCCATGTAAAAGATAAACAGGAACTTTTTTATAATCAGAACCTAATACTGCTCTAATCTTTTTAACCATATCTTCTCTATCTCTAATTGAGAATCCAGCTGATGATGTTTTTAGAATTAATGCAGGCTTAACCTTTTCGTTTTTGAATGCCATTGCGAATGTTTTAATCATCATCCCCACATTCTTTCTATCCTCTCCCAAATCCCCTCTTAGCCAATGTCCTACGAATAAAAATGCGAACTCTTCTTTGATTTGGTCTAATTCAGTTACATGCGCCACTGTCTCAGTTCCGAAATCAAATTCATCAAATCCTTCAAATAAAACTTCAACAGGTTTTTCAATTCTAATTTGTCTAATTATTTGATTTGTGTTTCTATCCGTTTCATTATAAATAGTTCCAATTAAACTTAATTTAGCATGTTCGGATGGGGTAATTATTAAATCCATTCTATTACAACCTTCAATCCAATTCATTGCACATGCGGTTGTTTCAATAGCGGCTGTAATACCTACATTGTAATACCCCAATGGTTGAAATTCATTTGGAACTGTAACTTGCATATACACATCCGGTTTCTCTTCGATTTTTCCAATCATATTATCAAGAATCCATTTGTGAAATTCATTATCATAATTTAATGCATCCATCGGAGTTTGTCCCCAACGAGTACTAATTACTTTAATTTCAAACTTATCTAATTTATATAGAGATTGTAATAAATCTCTTGCATGGTCGCCATATCCACTTCTCGTTGCTACCGGCGCCTGAAATACTAATGTTGGTTTGCTCATACTATAACTCTATTATTTTAAATCTTTGTTTTGGTGTCCAATTTTCAAATGCTCCCTCCATACCATCTACTAATGCGTTACACATTGCTTCTCTACTTAACAATCCTTCTCCTAAGAAATGTTTTCTACCTTTTAATGCAGCTTTAGTTCTTTCTTCTTTACCCATTCTATACCAATCCATAATCAATGGTGATACATCTTCAAAATCAACTCTATCATCAAAGATATATGGAGTTGGAACTGAACCTGTTGTTGAACGAACTGGCCAAATTGGTTTAACCCAATCTCCCCAAACTACACCTGCTTTTTTATGTCTATCATGTAATGAACCAATCTCTACATAATCTTCCGCAGTTAATAACTTACCTGTACCTTTATCTCTAAATCCACATTGGTCTTGCAATCCACCCGTAACCGTTACAATGATAGGAGTTCCTGCCATTACCGATTCTGCGGTTGCTAATCCAAATCCTTCGTTAGATGCGATATTGATTGTTACATCGGCCATATTATATAACCAATTCAATTGCTCTTCGGTATATCTATTATTTGCAAATACTACATTTGTTTCTGGTAAACAACAATGTTCAATTGTAGTAGGTAAATCAGTACCATGCTCTTGTACAGGTTCGGTGTGCATTAATAAACATACACTATCTCTTTTATCTTCAGGCAATGCTTCTACAAATTTATTAAACGCTAAAACAACATCAACAGGTTGTTTTCTTCTGATATTACGATTATTCCAATAAAGGATGAATTCGTATTCTTTATCACCTAAAATTGATTGTTTAAAATCTTTTGGAACTTCGACTTGTTTGTATAATTCTGAATTGATACCATGTGGTACATAACTCACTTGCCAATCAGCAGGTGGTGTCCAATGTTTTTCTTTATCCCATCCCCAAACTCTTTTAGTAATACCATAAGTTTGTTTTGAAATAGTTCCAATCCAATCACAACTTTCGTAATAATCTCTATTATATTTTGGGTCTGGTAAATCATCCCAAATGTGGTAAAAGAATAATGGAGTAGTTTGTCTGATTTCATGTTCGATATCATATAACCAAATCCAATATCTTGGGTCAGTAAAGTGTAAGATAGCATCTGGTCTTTCAATCATCAATAATTGACGAATAACATCTGCATTACCATATCCATCGAATGGATAGATTTTTACATTTGCATCTGCTACACCTGTTCTAGCTCTTACATCTTCATTTAAATCAAATACTTTACCCGCTTCTGGGTGTTTGATTGCTGCTCCCAATTGTACCCAATCATATTTATCGACTGTTCCCAACACCAATTGTTTGGAAACATTGGCTATACCACTAGCCATTCGTAAATCATCGGAAAGTAACAGAATTTTCTTTTTTGCCATAACTTTTTTTTGTTTCTTAAAATTGTGAACCACTTATTTGTAACTCTTTGTGGTCGTTCACTTGTGTTCTAAATTTTTCGTTTTTTACATAAAGGTCTAAGGTTCTGTTAACGAGCTTTTGAAAATTGATACCACCTGTAATTGTAGCCATTTTAAAATCCGTATCGTATAACTCTCTTATAACCTTAACCGTAGTTAATTTTAGGTTTGCCATTGTTATTATAATTTATATATAAATATATATATATAAAATTATTTTCCGTCACAAATTCCTCTTTGTTTAAATTCACACCAAGGGCATAACTTTGATGGTTTTTTAGGATACTCAACATCGGTTCTATACTTACCTTCCGAATCAAATACACTTTCTACAAACTCACTAAACCCTTTCCATGCTTTATTGATTGATGGTTTACCACTTGCTGGCACATGTCTACTGATACGAGGTATTGTAAAATCTTCTACTTCTGCTACCTTTCTTTTGAGGATAATAAATTCTACATCAATTATATCAGGCGATATACCAATTAACTCAGCATAAAACTTTTTATATAATAGGATTTGTGAATTTTTAATTGGGTCAGATTTTTGATACTTACTCCAACCTTTAGTAGATGTTTTGAAATCAGTAATACGATATCTACCTGTCTTTTTACTTCTAACAATAAAGTCAATGAACCCCATAAAGTTTACATTTTCCAAAATCTTAGTGTTGATGGGTTGCTCAATTGCAACTAACTCATCATCTTTTAATGAGAAGAAATTGTTGAAGTTTTTAGATTTTTGAAAATAATCTAAAATAAGATATCCATCCTCTAAAAACTCAACTAACTCCTCTTTGGAACAAATGGGGTCTGCTCCATCATTAGATTCCTTAACAAAAAACTCTCTCATTTTTTCTTTGAGGAATTCTTTTGTGTTCATATTCTTATCAGCTTGTGATTTAGAAATACGAAGGCATCTACTTAAATATTCTTGCAAAGTTTCGTGCATTGCTGAACCAAATACCGAATGTATATTGGAAGTTGATTCGGATAAGCCATCTATGTAGCTTAACTTATATTGAAGCGGACAACCACTCCACATACTATATTGGGAAAATGAAACTCTTGCCATATTATTTGTTTATAGTACAAATATACGAATTTTATTCCATTTTTCCAAATATTATATCTTTAATTTTAGCTTCGTTATTTGTTTTTTCTCTACACCATACTTCTCACAAATGTACTTAATATTCTCTCTACCCTCTCTACTTGCATAAAGAACTTCAAGATATTCATTAGCTTGATGCTCAGAACATAGGTACTCATTTTTTATAAGAGTAACTACAAAATCTTCATATTTTTCTGCAGATTTTCCTTTCATATATTTTAGAAAGTATCTACCTTTGGGAATAACATTGATATACAACTTATACATATCCTTTGGCTCAAGTGATTGAGTCAAAGGTAGTATAGATGCAATAAGTTCAATCCAATCGGGATTCATAGAAAGAAATCGGTTAATCATAAAATTACTCCAACTCTTTCTATCCTCCTCCGATAATTGCTCAAAGTACTTTGGGTCTTGTTCGTTTGTTATCGCCTTAATATGGTCAAATAATGATTTACCAGCCATACTATTCGATTACTTTTTTATCCTTCAACTCATCAGGCATCAATTCTTGTAATGACTTACCACATTGAGTACATAAAAATACTTCAATAGGAATAATTGAATCTTTAGCTTCGCCGGTAATTAAACGAGAAACTTTTTTGAATCTCATACCCTGCATAAAGATTAGATTACCACATTCACAAGGAATATCTCTGGTATCATTTAAGCTAAAGTTTGGCATTGGGGGTTGTTGTCCGTTTTGCATTTTATTTATTTTATATTGTTTATAATTTGTATCAATAGAGATGCGAAAACAATTTCTTTATCTACTACTAATGAATCCTTATATTGAGATTCTGAAATTGCTAATATAACATTAGCAGTATTTCCACCCGCATACTCATCTACTTTATCATAAAGGTATGTATACATTTCAGTATAATCATTCATCTGATTATCTAATACCATTTGTCTGGTTTTTAGATATAGATTTCTCTTATCATCATTACCTTTAAGAGCTTCAACTAATTTTGTTTTGAAATCAGATTCAACCATAATAGCTTTATCTACTTTCAATTCTCCCTTAGCGGATTGTAATTGGCAAGTGTTTAAGATTCTACGAATATCTGGATAGTATGAACTTACGATATCAGCTACATTCTTAATATCATATGTAATCTTTTCAGCATCTAATATCTTACTTACTTGAATTGCTACATCCTTTTTAGTTGGAGGTATGATTGCAAATGATTGACATCTACTCTGAATCGGGTCAATGATTTTCTCAATGTAGTTACAAGTTAAAATGAATCTACAATGTTTACTGAATGTTTCCATTAAGTTACGAAGGATTGCTTGTGCGTTTGGAGTCATATAATCAAACTCATCCAAAATTACAACCTTAAATCCTGCAAA